ACCACCAAGTTTGTGCAACCAGTTCCAAGTAGCAGTATCACAGAAGAATACATTAGCTTGAGATGGGTTGTACCGAGGGTCCAACCATGCAGATAGATCATCTAAGAAACTATCAGCAGTGTAGGAAGTTGTGCTGAATCCACTAAAAATGTTACCATTATTAAGAACCCAGTCAACTGCACCCTGTGTATATTTAACGTCACCACTAGAAGCCTGTGAACCAAACAGGATAGATTGCTCTATGTCCCATTTATGCTCAATGAGCTTCTCTTTCCATACGCGTGCCCATTCACTAGAATCATATTTCAGTGAAGTTGCACGTGCAGTATTTGTCATTGCCATGGACGTTTTCCAGATTTGGGTTTGTCCATAGTCGTTTGAGTAAGGTTGGTCTTTCCAAGTTTCTGGATAGCCTGAACCTTCTTCAAATCCACTACCAACTACGTAAGAGCGCTTAGCTTCAAGAGCTTCAGAGCTACTTGTATACACACTGTCAAATGACAGATCACCTGCCACTGTTGTCATCAAGGTCTTGGCAGAAGTTCTTATGAACTTACCACCAAGAATCTTGCCGTCAACATCAGTATGGTCAGAAGCAGCGGCATCATATGCATGATCAGCAACAGATTCTACTTTAAACAAGCAGTAATCTGTCTGAGCAGTCCCAGCCGTAGTATCACAGAGATTAATCTTAATAACTTGACCGGGAAGGTAGAATTCAGGTGCTGTGCCACTAGCACCTACTGTAATCTCATTATTGGACTGACCATATACATTCTGGATATTGCCAGAACTTTTATAATCAGTAGCCATTTTGAGATAATAAGTAGGAACAGCATCAGCATCAATTGCACCAGTAGCCGTATAAGTCACGTTATCGGGACTTGTAGCAACTACATATGCATACCTTTTATGCCAACTTCCACGTTTGGTAGCAAACTTAAAGCTCGGATCATCTGTAGACTGTTTTGCAGCCTTAGACAGAAGCCGAAAGAAAGGGTCTTGCGCAATAGCAAGCTCTGAAACGCGATCACCGAAGTTATATTTTCTTCGGATATCACCAGTTGATAAACTGGAACCATCAAAACCGCTATCTGCAACACCCAGATTGGATAGATTAAAATAATCAGCCATTTGGATTATCCTTTCATGTTATATCTGTCAGCAGGATAATCAGTGTGATTAACCGCCAAACAGATCCTCTAAGTCACCATCAGAGCCTTTAAGTGCATCAAAAACTTCATCTTCATATTTTTGCTCCACTTTGGCACTGTTAACGCCAGCGGAACTTGCAGGTATTTCACGAACATTCTTCATCTGATTAAGCATGTCTTTCTTAGCATTATCAGCAATTTTAGTATTTGCCTGATCACGATTAATAAGATAATGAATATCATCAAGAGTCATTTTATGCCCCTTAGCTTTACTCATCATCATTTCAAAATCTTCATCAGTCATTTTATGTTGCTTTTTAAACTTCAATGCTTCGGCATTCTTAGCCTCTTCACGTTGGGTTTTATTTGTACGTCGTTTTTCAATATCTTGTGCCTTAGCAATTTTGGTATTAACCTCTTTGTCAAGGTACTTACGAAAAACTTTAGCAGAATCAGATGCGGTATCAGTCATAGCTTCATGAGGATCAAAAACAAAATCCTCACTCAAATGTAACTCTTCCTGCATAGTTTTCTGCTGCACATTACCCTGAAGATAATCGCGAACATGATCTACAAGACCACGGTCGTTCTTCATTGCGTCCAATATCGGTTTATAAGATTCTGTTTCTTTAAGCTTAGCATTTAACTTCTGAGCTTCTCTACTTGAATCTTTATACCGTTTTTCCCAGTCAACGTTGTCTGTGGTGCCCTCATCTGATTGTTCAGGAGTTGCCTTTACAGGGTCCTGATTCTCTTGAGGGGTTACCGGATTATCTGTTTTCTCGGATTCAGTAACTGCACTATTTACTTCTTGTTCTAGTGCATCAAAGAAATTATCAGCAGAGCCGAAATCACCTTCTTGTAAAGGATTTTCAGGGTTACTACCTTGTATCTCTTCATTCATTTATATATCTCTCCTTATTGTTTTATAGTAAACTGCATAAATTAACTCTTTTTATTAGACGATTGCAAGTTATTTTTTATTCTCTTTGCTTCTATGCCTAAATCTTTGCCTATAAGCTCAGCTTCCTTTCTTATAGTGTCACGATAAAATTTTTGTTCAGCCATGGTTTGATTTTCAGCTTTAGCAATAGATGTTTTAGATTCTTCTTTACGTTTTCCAACCTCTATAGCTCCCTGCATAACCTTTTGCTTTATGCCTGATTGAACTAATTGACGTTCCAGAGTTTCAATAGTACCATCCTTATCTTTCATCTGATCCTCCATACCCTGTATCTTGCTTGACATTTGAGCCATCTGGCTTTTACGTCTTGCTATACGTTCTTTATTCCTAATATCTGTTTCTGCTAACACTGCCATATCATCAACCACCCCTAACTTTAATAATTCCTTTAATTCAGCTAAATATGCCCATCTATTTACAGGTAATGTAGATCCAGCTACAATTCTTACATCAAATTTAGCCGCAGAATAATCATGAAACTTACCAATAACCTCCCCATATTGATTATACATTGGAGTATTTATTTCTACCTGCTTTTCTTCAGGTACTTCATTTGGCTGTACAATACGAATAACCTTGTGAGCAGTATACACAGCTTGTGAATATTGCTTTACTATTAAACCAACTTGTCTTAATGCTGGTTCAATAGCATGTTTAAGCCAACTTTTAATTCTTCGGGTACCATATTCATCCATTGCAAGCATTCCACGAAATGTTTCATGCTGTGCTCCCGTATCCCCCTGCATACCAGCATAAATTCCAGCTAAATATTCCATATCCTGCTTTCCTTCTTGTACTATCTGAAAGAATGCATTAGATAACGGCATAGGTTGAACCGGAGTTGGAGGATTAGCACCTGGCCTAATAGGAAGTAATGCACCAGGAGAGCTGGAATACTTTTCCCAGTAGTCCATATCAATAGACCCCTCCTCATGCATCCATCGTAGCGAACTTCCAAGGGAAGCATTATGTACCATAATTTGATGAGATTTATTAAGCTCACGCTGTTTACCTATAAGTGGTGCGACAGCACTAACCGGATAAGGAGTTCCTGTCCATTTAAAGTGAAAAGGAACTATCGGATATTCTGTAATAGTTTCTGGAAGAAACTGTTCACTTAATAAAGTATCTCCAACAATTTTTGTATGCCTAATTCTTGACTCATAAAACTGTACCTGATCAACAAGCATTTCTGCAAATTCAGGAACTTCAATCATTTCTTTAAATTCTTTCTCACTAACAATCCTATTCTCCACTCGAGAAGACTCTGCTTGAAGTTCACTCATATATTCCTGTTCTGCTGACCTTAATTGATCCTGCACCATCTTACCAGATTTCTCCAATTCAAGATCATATCTTTCCTGAAGCATTTCACCAGCAGCGACAGCAGCCTGCATTGTGCGTTGCTGTTCCAATAATTGAACTTCCATTTCTGCCTTTAACTCTTTCATACGTACCTTAACACGCTGAGATATCTCCGCCAATACTTCTTTATCTGGAGGAACTCTATAGAAAACATTAACATATGAAACCTTAATCTTTTCATATAATTCAAAGAATTCCAACAAAGAATCACTTTCTCCAGTTTCTGGATCTATAGATTCGCTCTCAGTTATATCTTTATAATGAAAATCTTTACGGGTAGTATCAATGGATTTCTCTGAATATACATATTCAGCATTCTCATCGGAGGAAGCTTTTGATATTTTCTTTTCATAATCAGGAAATAATACCTGTAAATGATTCCTGGGAAGTACTTTGCGTACTAAAATAAAAGCAGCATCTCTAAATAATATATCTCTTGACTTAGGATCTACATATATATCAAATGGTTCTGGCTGTCTGATTACAACATCACCCATACCATGATCGCTATCCACATCTACATCTATTTGTAAATAACCAAGACTCTTAGTAATAGCATCATTTGCAGCATTGGCCATCAGGGTAGCGCCATCTGATCTACCCCATATATAATCAGCAACATCAGAAAATAATGCTGCTATATCAACATCTGATCCTTCAGCACCAACAGCCTGCCAGCGAGGTTCATTTGCAGTAGCATAAAAATTAAGCATCTCAACTACTGGAAGTATACGATTAATCGTAAAAGTAGGCATTCCCTGATCTTCCAATGCAACTCTTTCTGACTCTGTGAGCTGATTATCATTAGAAAAATCAAAACCTTTTTGGTTGATAAATTCCCACTGGACCCTATTAGACGAATTAGCCCTTTGGAATATCTGCCTAACAAGTTCTACTCTTTTCTTATTATTTGCCATTTTTTCCCCGTTTTATTTTAACGCACTTACCATTAACTGTTTTATAACCCTTACCGCATTTATTGTATTTTCTACGTGTATTGCCAGTTTTAAGAGGACTCTCATCCTCTACTTCTAAATCATCTGTATTAAAATAGTCTGCCATTATCTTAGTCCACCTCCACCTCTGCGACGACCCTTATTCTGTTTCCCCCTCCTCCTAGCTTCAATCTTTGGTTTCGCCACAATCATCTTTGGTTCCTCAATAGAAAGCATTGAGGTTAATATTAGTTCTGCTATCATGCTACCACCCAATTCTTTGCTCTTGGAACATGCTTATGATAACTGCCATCTTTATTCTCAATAATTCCCTTAGGGGGATGTGCATACTTGCAAGCGTAAGCCAATGCATCAATAGTATCATCATGTCCCATTCTTGGTCCAAAAGTTATAATTTCTTGCTGAAGATCGTACATATCTTTCCGTAAGTGTACCGAGCCAATTGAAAACCTTTGTGCAAGTATTTCCTGAATCCTATCTCGCTTTGACATCCTGGTACCTGGTTTTTCAGCTGTATATTTAACAGAGAAATCATTTTTACGTCGCATTTCCGCAACCAACGCTTGAAAAATTGGCCTTGACATACTCGTCTCTTCAATAGTAAACAAATTCGGATGGTAGATGCGGTTATACTTAAAAATGTAATCCACAATTCCCTTTTTAGCTTCACCGGGTATCCCCAAAACAGATAATGAACGCTTCCGTATATACTCAAGAATATAAACATTATTATCAGGACAGACGCCCACAAAAAGTATAACGCTAAAATCACTATCCCTACGAGTGGAATCAGTAGCAGGGTCCACACCCGCAAAGACATGAATCGGTTTAACGTCTCCTTCGGATGTATGAATATAGCTGATACCAGTTTCGTCATCATGTACAAAATCACCACTCCAATATTTAATATGATTTCTCGTAAAGATTGCGTCGTCTTCACTCTGCACCTCCATCATATATTCCTGATAGAATTTCTGGGGTTGTCCAGAATCTACATAAAATTTCTTCTTTCTCTCCATTTCCACTTCTCCGAACCAATCTGGCCATAATGGAGTTCCGTCTTCCTGCAATGCTTTGTAAGTAATTACCTTCCAACTGAAATCGCGTCCTTCAGCATCTGCTTTATTTTTGCCAGTAAGAATGTTGGCAATAAAAGAATCAAAATGCACAGGCGTACCATTAATACGAAGACGGCCCGACTGTGGCTCCAAAGCAGGGAATACAACAGCCGTAACAAGATTGCTGATTTTAGAGCGAGACTCTGGCGTAATGGTATTATTCTCATCTTCAAAATCATCAAGGACGATGAGATCATACCGTTTGTGGAGTTTCGCACCGCCACGTATTCCCGAAAGATTTGATTTAGAGATGAGTTTACATCCATTTTTTAACTCTATATCGTCCTCTGTCCATTTTCTCCCCTTTAAATTACCGAAATAATACAAAAACTTTTCATTATATTCCAAGTGATATTTTACATAATCCAAATTAGGTACAGATATTTTAGAAGATGCGGCTACCCAGCCATAAAACAAAGGATCAGAAGTAAAGCAAAAATCATGTAAAATGCTACATTTCGTCATTACTGTCTTGCCATGACCTCTAGGCAGAATAACAGCAAGCTGCCTAATGCTCTCATCATTAACAGCATCAGCTACTTCATAATGAAAAAAGGGAGTTTCCGATCTCATAAAATCATCAGGAAGAAAAAGCTTTCCAAATGCTATAAGATCATTCTTGGCAAGGCGTAAAGCTTCCTCAGCCTTACTTATATTCTGGGTATTTATATTAGCCAAATGGATTTTCTTCTATTTCTTCAACGCCATCATCTTCAGGCGGTTCAAATCCTTCAGTATTTCCAGCTCCACCGTCACCTTCAGTCTTATTCATCTCTTTATAAAGACCATTAACAGCCCATCTTTTCATCTCAGGAGGCAATCCCTTCAACATTCCCTGCGTAGCAGCTTGTGTCTTAGGACCTAAAATACCATCTTCCTTTAATGGATCAAGTCCAGCTACGCTTGCA